CTTCGCAGCACCGAGGTTGACGGTTCACCAGTCATGGTGTGGGCAACGTGTGCGGAAGACATTACCCGGCAATGGCGGGGTGCCGCTTTGTTTGAGTCGTTCTCGGGATCGGCGTACACCCAGGTTGCAGCAACCGGAAGCGAAACTGGAATTGGTGTGTGCAACACCACCCTTGGTGTTGGTCCTTTGGACCAATGGGATATGGCAAACACCTTGGACGTGACGGTAAACCAGGGTGTGCTCGAATCTAAGACGGATTTGGAAGTGCTCAATGGTGCCAACCGTGCGGTGGTTGGTGGAGAGATCATCGGCTTTGTGAATGCCGTGCTGATTGGCACCAATCAGTATCGACTCTCACGGTTGATTCGTGGTCAGCGTGACACCCGGGATGACGTGGGCACCCATGCGGCCAACGAGCGATTTATCCGTCTCGATGACAATGGGCTCAACATTGTCCAGATCGAAGCAGCACAAGTAAACGTTGCTAAATTGCACAAGTCGGTTGCCACGGATGGAGCGGTGGCCGATGTTCTCACCAGCACCACGTTGACACCAACCGGGCGGAACCTGCGGCAATTCGCCCCGTGTCGGTTGCGGCACACCGGCACGGCGGCTACCACGGTCAACGTGTCTTGGACGCGGCGTAGTCGTGCAATCACGCGGTTGTTTGGAAACTCGTTCCCAATCAACCACACAGATGAGTCGTACGTGCTGAAGTTCTATGATGGGTCGGACGTGTTGAGGAAGACCGTGACCGTGACCGGTGCAACTACGTTTGCCTATACCCAATCGGCTCGCATTGCCGACTTTGGATTCAACCCAACCTTCATGCGGTTGAGGATCGGGCAGAACGGCCCCCTCGGCGTTGGCAACTTGGCGGTGTACGATATGAACCTGTGAGAGTGAACCATGAGCACGTCCCCTCGTCTTGGCATTACCCGTTTGATTGAAGGTCAACTTGGCGGTGAAGTTACAGTCAACGATGGTTTCAATCTCGTTGATTTGTTCACACAGATGACTGTTCAATCCCGTGTTGTGGTGGCACAACCGGGTTCTCCAACTGACGGACAAGCGTGGATCATCCCCACGGGTGCCACGGGCGCTGCATGGTCCGGGCAGGACGGAAAGATCGGACGGTGGTTGAATTCGGCGTGGGTGTTCATCACCCCGGTTGCCGGGTTGCGGGCGTGGGTGGTGGACGATGCGAACGTGGCGGTGTATGACGGAACGCGGTGGACCGGGGCGGCACGCAGCGTTGGCTTCTATCGTCAAGTCGGCACGTCCCCGGAGCGGTGGTACGTGCCGAACAACAAGAACGCAACGGCCCTGACTGGTGGCGGTGTGTCGCTGACGGCAAACACCATGTTTGCCGTGCCGTTTGTGTGCGAGCGTGGCGGAACCATTGACCGAATCGGGTTCGCCACGGGCGGCACGGCATCCGGCAACGTTCGAGTGGGGTTGTACGAGGCAACCAGCCGAACGGATATCCGCCCCGGCAACCTGATCTACGATTCGGGCAACATTGCAGTCACAACGAACACCTCGTACAAGCACACCATTCCCACACCGATCACGTTGATTCCCGGTGAGTTGTACTGGTTGGTGATTGAACCATCCGCTACAACGGCAGTGCAATCGGTTCCGTTGGCTGCGTGTGAACCCATCTTCGGCGGTGACGGCAGCGGCAACTTCCCAACGGCGTTTGGCGTTGGGTTTACTTTGGCAAACACTGGGGCATTGCCTTCCACGTTCGGAACGCCCACCGTGCTTACCACGGTTCCGCCGGCTATTTGGGTTCGCTACTCTGGCTAATACGCAGGCACGCCCAAGTCGAAAGACGGCCCGTCTTCATCATCAGACCCGATCATGCCCGGTGGTGCGGTTGGGTCCGTGCTGCGGATACACTCCATCTTCACCAATCGAAATTCCAGTGGACCAAGACAACCCTCAACCGGGTTCTCTTTGACACCACCCATCTTGCACGTGAACATCCACGCGGCTTCATCGGCGTTGGCGGCAACGGCCCGCATACACCCGGCACCGTGGGCAACCCGTTTGATCGGGCAGTATCCAACAAACAAGATTCGGTAATGCTTGAGCTCGTTCATGGCAGGCCAGCAATCTTGTGGACTTGGACAGAAAGCCGGTACCCATGTTTCATGCACACTTCGGATGCAGCCCGGAGGTTCCGGGCGTTTGCCTCGGCGTTGCCCTCATCACACGGTTGAATGAACACGGGCACGGCGGGAACACAACCGGCTTGTTCCGGCCACGGGCGGCAAATACGCTCATCCTGCCCGAGGATTTGTGTTGACTTGTTGGGCAGCCCGTCTACCGGATCAACTTCACCAGCACGCAGCACGTACTTGTACGCAGTGGCTGCACTGGCAATATCCGGGTGGATGCGGCGGGTCTTGGGTGACACCACCAAGTCATCAATCCAACAACCCTGCGGAACGGGCAGCGTTCCGGCAGTCTCAACCTGAATGCGGAAGAACCGCTCATGCACACGGGGTGCGTGCAATCGAACGGTAAGTGGTGCGATGTTCTGCCGGAGCGGTTCGCCCCCGGTCAACACCACCAGTGACGTTGGCCCGCTACACACGGTGTTGATCTTGGCCACGAGCTCATCCAGTGTGGGCTTCCACGTGGACGACTCAAACTCGGTATCACAGAAATGACACCGAAGGTTGCACCCGGCCAACCGAACGAACACGGCGGGTGTTCCGGCAAGTGGCCCTTCGCCTTGAATGGTGTGGAACACTTCCTGCACCCACAAGGTTTGACCATCACCGATGTCTGCTTTGCGAACAGGATTCTTGCCGTGCATGATTACTCCGTACTCAATGGCTTGATGAACATATCCCGGGTGGCCGATTGTGCCAGCCCCAACCGATCATAGGAACGAAGGGCATCCGTGTTGCGCTCATCCACGCAGCACGTGATGAGTTTGCCCCCGGCGGCTGCCGTCAACATCGACGTTCCAAGACCGATGCCCCGGGCTTGCGGAGCGAGGCCGAGGTATAACAAATCTCGTTGCGTGTCGAGTTTGCCAAGCAAGCACACACCAACGGGCACACGATCAAGATAACACACCACAGACTGTGTGGGGTCCAGCCCGTGTGCCCGGTGCGAATCCAACGCCTCGGACGGAGAACGGTATGGGCACAACTCGGGACAATCGGCGGCATCCTCGTAACTCAAACCGATCAAGTTTGCAACCAGCGCGTGTGTGTCCCGTGCCCCCAACCGGAACTCAAGATCCGCAATAGTGCGAAGTTGTCCCCGGGCGGTGTGTGGCCGCTTGACCCACCCTCGCAGGAACACCATGCGGGTGAGGTGGGTGAACCCGGCGGCGGGGTATGGGGCGGGCGTGGATGCCCCGTGGAACGCCAACGCCAACCGACCACCCGCAACCACGGCGGCTCGGCACAACGAGCCCACGGCGGCGGCAATGGCCCCGGGCGGGGCTTCCCCGGCGGCAACGTGGACCATCCACCAGCCCCCCGGGATGGATTGCCCGATCACGGCACCGGAGGGCTGCAGGTTGATCGTGATCTCATTGCTCATGGCGTTTGCTCAAATGCTCGCCTTTGACCCATGCCCGTGCTTGGCACCAGTCGATCTTCTCGGTGCGTTTGTGTCCTTGTGGTTGTACCCAAGCATGGGCTTTGCACCCATCAACCAGGGTGCCGATGACGAACCGGTTGGTGTGTCGGCCTCGGAACCGGACCAACACGCCTTTGTACCGGGGTAGATCCTCAAACGTCAGATGGGGGCGGGGGTTCATTGAACGACTCCTGCGATGAACGAACCACACCCGGGGCACGTTGCCCCAAGTGGAACGGGGATTGTCTCACCAAGATCGGCCAAACACACCGGGCACACGATGGACGCGGGCAACCGGACACGCTCGCGGGAACGGCGTTCCTTCAACCGGGCGGATGCAGCCGCTCGAACGTGGGAAGCAACCCGACGCTTCGGACTGAACCGAACGCGGTGCTGCATGGGAATACTCCGTACTACGGCGTGGTCAAAGGTCACAACGGCGGGTGAGTTCGTTCCGGGTCTCATCAAGCAAACGCTTGACCGTGGCGTATGGCACCGGCGATGATTCCCGGCGGGTACGCCCCGGCACCGGGTCCAAGAACGTGAGCCGTCCGGTGTTCGTCTCGAGCACCACGGCCCACCGCTTCGCCCAATCCTCCAACTCGTCAAGTTCGAGATCGGGCACCGTGCCGAGATGCCACTTGAGGGCGGCGGTGTCGGACGTGTGCGCTAGACGGAGGGTGGCGTTGGTGCGTGTCTTGGTGAGGTGCGTGTACTTGGCCATGATTCGACTCCTTGGGGTGAATCTACACCGGCCCGTTCCCGGGGCGGTGTGGGTGGGTGTTACCAACCGAATCGCTCACCAAACTCACTCATCGGCCAGCGAACCAACCGACCACGGCTCCGCTCCTTCAACACGTCCGGCCCGTGACACGCGGCCTGTAAACGGTTGTGCAGCATCCGTGCCATCTTCGCCACGTTCTCCGCTTCCGGGGACTGCCCAATGGCATCGAGGGCCAACGCGGCCTTCACCAGGTGCATCATCTGCTCGTGCATCACTTCGGTTTGCTGACGGTTCATTGTTTGGCCTTTCTCGTTTGGGTTCCCCGGGGCAACGTGCCCCGAACACGATGAGTATGGCATAGATATCGGCCTCGTGCAGCTGGATCGTCAAAGAATTCTGGAATTTGTGGCCGTACCCTACCAAACTGTGAACAAACCACTGGTTATCCACAATCTTTGTGGACAACTGGAAATTTGCCGGAATTCTTGTCCGTGTAGTGGCCTGATGCCGATACCTATGGCATACTCATCGTGTCCCGGGTGTTCCGGGGCACAAATCACCAGCCAAGGAGCCAAACATGGCGAACATCAAGGGCATCACGATCACCGGCAGTCTCCCGTTCGATCTAGGCGCCACGTGGGATGACGGGTACCGGGGCATCAACCCGACCAAGTACGAGAAGCTCCGTTCGTTCTTGTACGCCTTCATGCAGCCCCACTTCGGGCTGAAGATGACGTGGGAACGGCACAATGAGTACTACGTCCCCAACACCCACGGGGGCAAGACGAACATGGTGCCGTTCACGATCACTGGGCAGGAGGCCGTGACGTTCGCTTGGTTTGATGGGCTGGTGGAAGCCATCAAGGGCGTGGGCGGGACGATCACCAAGGCCGGTGCGGTGAATCTCGAGGCCTGAACCAACCACGAGGCCCTCGCTCAACGGTGAGTGCCTCACTTGTCCTCAAACCCTAAAGGAGTCGATCAATGAGCAAGCGTTGCATTTGCGTTACGACGGCGTATTCGGATTGCCCAATCCACGGGGAAGACTCGATCAAACGCAAACTGATGACCCGAGAGGAACGGATCAAGGAACTTGAGGAGGCTCAAGCGGAGGCGTGCAAACTGCGAGACGCTGAGTATGCCAAGATGCACGAGGCCGAGGCCAAGGCCAAGGGGGCTGCGGCACAAGTGAGTTTGTTGGACACGATGTTGATTGCCACGTACAAACTGCCTGCTGGCCACACCCCGGCCTAAGGCCACGGGCACGGATGCCCGATGAATCCCGTGAAAGGATCTCACCATGAACAAACGGTTGATGCGTGATCTTGCCCATGAACTCGGACGGTCCCCTGATGAGCCCGGCACGGCCCGGCTGCGGCGGGCGTTGGACGAGACCCCACCGAAGACCCGCCCCGGGCGTTGGGAACGGTTGGGGCGAATCGTGGCGGCTGCCAATGCCGTTGTGCTCGGTGTGGCGGGTGGCGTGTTCTACACCGTGGCAGCACGTGGGCACGGAGATGTTGCTTTGTTGGTGATTGCCTGCGTTTGTGTTCTCGGCGGTGTGGCGGCTGCCGTGGTGGCGTTGCGGAGTACGTGGTGATACAAACTCGCTACCCGGGGTGCGACTCAACGGGCGGCGGATCAATCAATGACTTTGAGTCGCAACGGTTCCGAGCGGGCACAATGTCCCGGCGGAATAGTCGTGGTGAATTGGACCCTACACCACGCGGCGGGATGAAGCCCGCCGGCTCGTTGTGCATCCGTGGCCGCTTGCTTCAACCGTGCAAGCCAAATGGTGAAGATGCACCCGTCGAAGCCGCCCACTGCACCCGGCACAAGACGGACCCCATGCGTAAGTCATGCCGTGGGGTCCGTCTCTTCCAACCCCTGCACCTTACTTGGAATTCCAATGGAATCCTCAAAGACAACATACCGTGTCTTCCACTGCGGAGGTGCGACTGGTGAACGTCAATACCTGACTGGCACTGACGGCACACCGGTTGAGTGGGATTCCAAAGAAGCGGCATGGCATTCCATTCGCTGTCTCTACTCAACGCGGGGTTCATGGGGCACAACTGCCCCGGCGGTGGTGTGCCGTGCCACGGATGGTGAGGTGTTCATTGCCAAGTACCTGCCCCCACGCGGCATGACTGAAGAGCCGGTGCCCCACAATTGGAAATCTCGTGAGTGGTTCTCGGCGTGGTCCCCGGAGCAGCGGAACGGGCAGTGGCGGTTCGTCGATTAGTACGGTATAGGCATGGCGACACGAACCGTTCTTGTTGGTGGACCGTTTGCAGGGCGTGTGGTGACGTTGGATCAACCCATGCCCACCATCAAGATGATGAACCCGAGACGGGCGGCATCAGTGATGTTTGAGGCCAATCCGAGGGCGTTCCCTGAACGGAATGACCCGGGCTTCATGGTTGATGTTTGTGAGTATCGGTTGACGGCAGCCGTGCTTGAAGGTCCCGGCGTTCGGATCGAGTGCACGGCGTTTGTTCATTCGTCCATCACGGATGAGGAGATGCCACGCTTCGTGATTGGTATGGCGTTGGCGTTGAATCTGGTGGACAGAAAGTAAGAGGTGACCTGTGCAAATGACAACCAAACGCAAGGCTCGTCTTCCCGGCGGTTCGTGGGTGCATCCGTTCACGGCAACAACGATGCTGGATGCCCGGTGGGACTTCAATTACAAGGGTTCAGCGAAGTGGCGGTGCATCGGATGCCAAGGCCTTCGATTGCACTTGAACCGTGGGCGTTACGAATTCAAGTATGAGCATTCGTACCGTGGTGACAATGGCAAGACGTGCAACAACAACATCACGGACCATCGGTTGTTGCGTGAGGTTGGGATGCACAAGTTCAGTTCCCCGGTGAAGACGTATAACTACAAGTTGTTTGACCTCAACGCGGTGTTGAACACCCCACCTACCAACACCAAGTACGGAAGGTCGGCATGGTGCAAGCGGTATGATCGTGCGCTGGCGGCCTACGCCAAGGCGCTTCGTTCGTTGCTCATTGCCGTTGGTTGCGAGACCAAAAAAGCGAACGCCCGCCATGAGGTGTTGACCAACCCCAAGACCCGAATCAAGATGATGAAGGCGTTGCCGGTTGATGGTACCGTTGGTTCCAAGTACCGTGAGATGATGGATCGTGTGCGGAGGTCCGACTCGTCCAAGAACCTGCTCGATCCCAACAAATAAGACATCCCGGCGTGTGCCGGTGTGCGTGTGGTTGCCTTGTTGTGTGAAAGGACAAACGATGACTGTTGCTGAACGTAGCCGTGTGGTTCGTGCCGATTCCCCCACCAACGGTGCCGAGGGTGCCGTGAAGCACCTCGAGCCGTACGCGGTGGAGATGGAGGTGGAAGGGGCGTGCCGGCTGATCTTCCACCGGTGGAACGTTGAGGCTGTCAACGAGAAGGCCGCTGCCAAGAAGGGCTCCGCTGCCAAGAAGACGGATGACCTCGAATCGTACGTGTGGCGGAACAAGGCACGTGAGTTGTGCATTCCCGGCGAGTACCTGCGTATGGCGTTGGTCAACGCGGCCAAGTTCAAGCAGGACCCGCGTTCGCCTCGCAAGTCCGCAATGGACCTGTTCAAGGCCGGGCTGCTCGTGTCCACCGAGCTTGCTTCGCTTGGCAAGACCGATTGGGATCTCGTTGACACCCGGCGGTGTGTGGTGCAGCGGTCGGGCATCAACCGGAGCCGGCCCGCTATGGAGGCGGGTTGGCGTACGAAGTTTGTGGTGGAAGTCATCCTGCCCGAGTACATCGACACCACGATGCTTCGTGAGGTGGTCGATCTCGCGGGGCGTGTGGTTGGGTTGGCCGACTTCCGCCCCACGTACGGGCGCTTCAACGTGACCGGTTGGAACGTCCGCAAGTCCTGATGTTCTTCGCCAGGGCACCGGGTTCGTGAAGGGCCCGGTGTCCTTTCAGATGGGGTTGTGCTCCGTGTGGTCCGGTTCGGTGTGGTTTGGCACGGTCAGCCCTATACAATAACACTATGGCAGCCACGAACAGACAACGTGTCCGTCTCGATCAACCCGCCGATGCCGGTTCAGTGGTTGATTTGAGTTCGTTGCTCAATACGGCTGAAGTGGCTAAGTTGTTCAATCGTTCACAGCTGACTATTCAGTTGTGGCGTAAGCACAAGCAACTTCCGTACATTCGGATTCGTGGGGCACGGCGTGACACGATCCGCTACGACTTGAATGCGGTGCGGAAGTGGGCGGTGGACACCGGGAACACGATGCAATAGTACGGGGTTGTATGCTCATCACGTTCAAGAAAGATGTTGTTGAAACTGGCCATGCTCGGCAAGGGACCCAATGAACAAATCACTGCCGAAGACATCAGTGAATGCAACGAGTTCCGCCCGAGCGCCACTGTTTGACACAATCAGCACCGGCTTGCCCCGGTTGACCAAGGCACAACTCAAACAAATCCAGGCTCGTGTCAACACTTTGCTTGGTTCCGGTGCCGATGGTGACGTGGGGCGGTTCTATCCGGCGTTTGTGGCGTTGTTCCCGAAGTCCGAGCGGGTTCCGCCGGTGTCCGTGTTGGTGTCCAAGGCCAAGTCGTTTAGGACCGATGCGCTCGATCTTGAAGCGTTCGTGCGTAGGCGGTTTGTCCCGGCACAACCAGCGCTGCACCGGCGGGGCGTGGGGCTCGTATTGGCCGCTTTGATGGACATGGTGGGCGATGAGGGGCACCCAATCACCCCGATCACCGTGGCCCGGCATTTGGGCCGGTATCGTGAGGCGGTGGAAGCGGCCTACCCGGGCTACGCGGAGTCCGGCATGTTGCCGTTGTTGTTGAAGTACGATGGTGCCAAGCGATGAAACTGTCCTCGGGCATCCAAGAGTTGTTGGTGGCCATGTTGTGCTTCGACTCCGCCAAGGGCGGTGGTCGGTTGGTGCGGGGTCTCATTCCAACCAAGTCGTTTGATCCCTACTACCGTGACGTTGCCGAAGCGGCGGTGGCGTACATTGACAAGTACAGTCAGGTTCCCGGTGAACACACGCTGGACCTCGTGGCGGCAATCAAGGAACGGATGCCCGATGAGGCGTCCGTGTTTGATCGTGTCTACCAATCGCTTGAGTCGTGCAAACACAACATCAACCGTGAGTACGTTCTTGCTCAAGCCACGGCGTTCCGCCGGTATCAGCAAATCCGTGGTGGCATTGGTGAAGCCCTTGAAGCGTTGAAGCGTGACGATGAGGGTTCGGTTGAAGAAGCGGCTGCGGCATTGGCCAACGCCACAAAGACGCAATACGAGTTGTTTGACGCGGGCACCCAGTTTGACGACACCGAGCGGTTGCTGCGGTTTCTTGGCAAGGAACACGATGCGTTCCCGTGTGGCGTGCCGGAGCTGGATCACGTGGGGCTTGGACCGGCACGGAAGAAACTACACGTGTTCGCTGCGTTGTCCGGGCACGGCAAATCGTGGTGGTTGTTGCACTTGGCCAAGGTGGCGTGGCGGCACAACCTTCGTGTGTGCTATATCAGTCTTGAATTGTCAGAAGAGGAATGTTCCCAGCGGTTCGTTCAATCCGTGTTGGCGTTGACCAAGAGGCGTGAACGTGAACTGACCCGCCAGCGCTTTGAGAAGGACGAATTGGGCCGGGTGGTGCGATTTGATCCGTTGGATATTGCGGAGCGGTTGGCGTTGAACGATGACGGCGTGAAGACCAAACTGACACGGAAGTTGGAACGCTACAAACGCAGGCCCGCGTTGTTCATCAAAGAGTTTCCGCCCAACACAATCAAGGTGCCCCAGGTGGAGGCGTATCTCGATTCTCTCGAGGCGTCACACGGGTTCGTTCCTGATCTGGTGCTTGTTGACTACGCTGATAGGTTCATCACTGATCCCAAGAATTATCGGCACGATCTTCGGAATCACTATGAATCGTTGCGTGCGGTGGCAATGAAGCGGAACATTGCCGTGGCTACGGCAACACAGTTGAACCGGACGGGATACGGCACCAAAGTGCTCAAAGCCAAACACGTTGCCGAGGGCATTGGTAAGGTTGAGACGGCAGACGTGTTTATCACGTTCAACCGGACGGATGCGGAGAAACGGCTCAACGTGGCCCGGCTGCACGTGGACAAGGCACGTAGTGACGTGGACAAGTTCACGGTGCTGATTGCACAGAATTACACGATGGGGCAGTTCGTGTTGGATTCGGCCCGAATGTCCCCGTCTTACTGGAACCTCATTCCTGATGATGACGATGAGGACGGCAAGGACCACCACGGCGAAGCACCGGACGATCACGAATGAGGACACCTCCGTACATCTCACCGGCGGCGGTTGAAGAATTGCTTGCACGTAAGCGCAAGGATTCGGACAAAGCCAAGGCGTTTGATGAGTCCGCATTGGATGCCAAACTTGCCCAATTGGACCCGGTGCCGGACTTTGTGACGGCACCACGCAAGCACCAGAAAGTCGGATTCTTGCTTGGTGCAACTTACCCGGCGTATCTCATGTTCTTTGACATGGGGCTTGGTAAGTCATGGCTTATGCTCAATCTGTTCAAGTGGCGTAAACAACGTGGCGAAGCGCCCAAAGCGTTGCTTGTGTTGGTGCCGCTTGAGTCGTTGGTGATTGGTTGGCAAGAACAAGTTGAGACGCACACACCATCGTTGACGTACGCGGGCGTGGCGGGTTCGTCGGGGCAACGTGAAGCGGCGTTGTCTTTCAACGCTGGCGTGGTGGTGATGACGTACGCCACGTTTCTTCGGTTGGTGACGGTTGAGGTGCCCGTGGTTGATGACGGCGAGCACCAGCGGACGAAGGGCGGCAGACCTAAAGTCAAGTGGGTGGTGGACCACACCAAGGTTGTTGACGTGATGGGGGCGTTCTCTGGCTTGGTGGTGGATGAATGCACGGCAATCAAGAATCATCAATCTCAAACGTACAAAGCGGTCAAGTCCGCTGGTGAGTGCGTGTTGTTTCGCTATGGATTGGCAGGCCGTCCGCTCGGGCGTGACCCGGAAGCGTTGTGGTCTCAATTCAAGGCAATCGACCACGGCGAATCACTGGGAGAAACGTTGGGGTTGTTCCGTTCGGCGTTCTTCAAGCCCAAACGCAACTACTGGTCTGGTGGATTTGACTGGGTACTGGACAAGTCCAAAGAGCATTTGCTTCGTCGTTGCACGCGGCACCGGTCCATCACGTATGCCGAGAATGAGTGTGCTGACTTGCCCCCGTTGGTGCGGGTGGTTCGGAAGGTCAAATGGGCACGGGAGAACCGTGAATACCACGAGCGTTTGATTGACGAGATGCGTGAGTCCAAGGGTGCGTTCCGGTTGGTTGAGAACGTGTTCTTGAGGATGCGGCAGTTGTCCAGCGGTTACCTTGGTGTGGTAGACCCGGAGGGCGAGCGGGTCCAAATCAAGTTCAAGGACAACCCGAAGATGGATGAGTTGGTGGCGGTGTTGAACGAGGTGCCGTTGGACAGGAAAGCCATCGTCTTCAACGACTACACCATCACGGGTGACTTGATTTGTGAGCGATTGAAGACCGAGAAGATCAAGCACGTTCGGTTGTTTGGTGGCACCCGGGACAAAGCCGGCGTGTTGGACAAGTTCAAACGTGACCCCAAAGCCCGGGTGCTTGTGTTGCAGTCGGCAGCGGGTTCGTTCGGGTTGAATCTTCAGGTGGCGAATTACTGCATCTTCTACGAATCCCCGGTTGACCCGATCATCCGGGCACAAGCGGAGAAACGGGCACACCGGACGGGGCAAACCGAGACCGTGTTCATCATTGATCTGGTTGTCAGGCAATCCGTTGATGAGCGTGTGCTCAAATTCATCAAGGAAGGCAACAACCTGTTTGAGGCCGTGCTTCGTCAAGCAAGTACGTTGTGGGCGTGACGTTCGATCTTGCCCAGTTCGTGATTCGGCGGGGCATTGACCACGTGACCCGTGGGCCGAACGTGGCCCGTGGCCATATCAACATCAAGTGCCCGTTCTGCGGTGATGACCCAAGCCACCACCTCGGCATTCAAGTCAAGGGTGGTGCGTGGGGGTGTTGGCGTGACCGGCGGCACCGTGGCAAAGACCCACGGCGGTTGGTGCAGGCGTTGCTTCGGTGTTCGTTGGATGAGGCAGACCGGATCGTGGTTGACGGTTCGGACTTGTTGGCCGTGGGTGTGGACGGGTTGACGGAACAACTCAAAGCGTTGGATGCCGAGCCCCGGCGGGTGGTGAGCAAGCGGGTGGTGTGGCCCGATGGTGTGTACCCGGTTGACGAGCAACCCAATGCCAAGCGGGCACGTGTGTACCTTGAAGAGCGAGGGTTCTTGGCTGGTGACGTGCTGGCGGTGGCCAACCACTACGGGCTTCGGGTTGGTGTGAGTGGTGAGTGGCGGGGGCGGTTGTTGGTGCCGGTGGTTGATCGTGGCCGGTTGATTGGATGGACGGGGCGGGCGATGGGCAAGGCGGAGATCAAGTATCGGGCACACCCAGGCGGTGACACCATCAAGCGGTATCTGCTCAACGCGGATGCGGCACGGTTGCCCGGTGCGGAGGTGTTGGTGGTGGTGGAGGGTCCGCTGGACACGATCAAATTGGATTGGTACGGGCGTGGGTGCGGTGTGGTGGTGGTCGGGCTCATGGGGGCATCATGGACCCCCACCCAAACGGCGGCGCTCGTAGCGCTCGGTGGTTCGTTCCGCCGGGTGGTGGTGCTGCTCGATCCAGACGCCGACGTTCAAGCCCTCGACCTCCAAAGCCGGCTCCGATCCGTGCGGGCGGTTGTGCATCGGTTGGACGTGGCCCCGGACCCCGGGGCATTGACACCCGGGCAAGCCCGGCGGTTGGCACACCAACTATCCGCCTGACAAAAAATTTGACAGAATTCTTGGCCGATGAGTTGCCCGGTACCGATACCTATGCCATAATCATCGTGTCGGTGGCCCGGGTGTTCCGGGTGGCCGACAAACACGAACGCCCGGTGGTACCGGGCAGAAATGGATCGAGTCATGCCTGCGAACGTTCAGACTATGGCGTACGTCAACCAGACCCCGTGGCACGGCATTGGTGCGAAGATGGAGGCCGGTAAGGGCATCGACGAGTGGCGGCGGGCGGCTGGCATGGATTGGTTTGCCGAGGAGGGCCCGGTCTACATCGAGACGCCCGATTGCATGCTGGAGATTCCGAACACCAAGGGCCTGTTCCGGTCGGACAACAAGATGGTGCTGGCCACGGTGTCCAAGAATTACAAGTCGTTCCAGCCGTCCGAAGTTCTCGAGACGTTCCGCGAGTACGTCGAGGACCTCGGCATGTTCGAGATGGAGACCGCCGGTGTTCTCGACGAGGGCCGTAAGGTGTGGGCGCTTGCTCGCTCGACCGATGCCGGCTCCGATATCGACGCGGGCGGCGGGGACCGGGTGAACCGGTACCTGCTGCTGGCCACCTCGTTTGATCGTTCGCTGGCCTCGATTGCCATGCAGACGAGTGTTCGGGTGGTTTGCCAGAACACCCTCTCGGCGGCGCTGGGTGGCCAGCGGGGTTGGGTGAAGATCCGGCACTCGGCCAAGGTCAACGCGGCGGTTATCAAGCAGCGCCTCATGCTCAACGAACAGTGGGCGGAGTTCGCGGGCATCGTCCGCAAGTTGTCCGCTATCCGGGTGGCCGAGGACAAGGCCCGTGAGATGCTCACGGTGGTTGCGAAGGATTGCCTGAAGCCCCGTACCGAGGATGGTCTCAAGGACCACGTGGACGAACTCATGGGCTACTACCGCACCTCCCCGGGTGCCGAGTTGGCCTCGTCCAAGGACACGGCTTGGGGCCTCGTGAATGCCGTGACGTTCTACACGGACCACAAGGCCACGGTTCGGAAGGAGAACAACTCCCGCCGGCTTGAGAAGGCGTGGTTTGGCACCAACGCCGGGATGAAGGCCAAGATCACCGAGATGGCTCTGGCTCTGGCCTGATTCGGACCTCCGGTATCCGCCCCGTTCGCCAAGTACCCCTCGACTGGGAACGGCAACGGGGCGGTTCCGGTGGCCCGGATGGTCCGGCCACTTGATAGTGTCCCGTGTGTGGTGAACAATCAGGACCCAGCCCATGCCCGAAACTGACACCAACCAGATCCGCCACGTTCCGTTGACGGATGAGGATTTGACTGTGTTGGTTTGTGAGATGCGGCGGGCTTGCTACCGTGCCCAGGCCAACGCGGCGGATCAAACGCGCTTGGACCGGGGCGATTGGGCACAACACTCGGTCAAATTGCAGTCGCTCACGCGGCACCTCGGGGCTTGGTTGTCCCCACGGTTGCCGCTCTCATCCAAGGATCCGAAGCATGTCTACGTTGACCACACCGGTTGCGGAACGCCCCACCATGCCGAAGGGGCCGATTGACCCACGCCAGGACGAGCGCTTGATGGACTGTACGGCTCGGGTGTGGACGGCCAAATACATTGCTGCGAACGTGTGGCGGGTGCAGCCGGACATGGACGAAGACGATTTGTGGCAGGTTGCCCATATGGCGTGGTTCCGGTTCTGCCCGGGAAGTCGCTGGTACACCCAGCGTGACGGCAGCGAGCACCCCGGGTGGTTCCGGTCAGATCGTGGCATCGCTTCACGTATGCAAGCGTACAAGTTGGCGTTGGTCCGTGACGTGTGCAGCCTGTCCAAGGGTGGCGGCAAGTGCGGGGTGGGGTGGACCAACAAAGTCAATGAGCGGGCTGTCTCGACGTTCACTGATGACAACGTGGACGGTTCCACCGTGGTTGGGATGTTCGAGACGGGCACGCCGGTTTCTTCGCGGCTGCTTGATGATGAGCGGGATTGGGTGGCCCCGGCTACCCCGCCCGGGCTGGACGATGAGGAATGGCAAATTCTGGCCCTCGAATGCCCGGACCTTGTGGAGCTGTACCGTGTCTTTGTGTTGGAGGGCAAGCGGCCCAGGCGGTTCAAGCGGACGGAGCTCCAGGAGCGCGAGATTGAGCGTTGTGTTGATGCGGTGTTGGTCAGTCGTGGGCTTCGCCCTCGGTTGAGTACGGTGGCGTGGTTGAAGAGCGTCTTGAAAGGGCGAGCGAATGCGAGTCACACGGATCGTTGAGTTTGATGCCGGGCACCGAATCCCACACCACGGCTCAAAGTGCCGGAACGTTCACGGGCACCGGTACCGGCTTGAAGTGACCTTTGAGGGTCCGATCCGTGAGGCAAACGGTGCGGAAGACGGTGGTATGGTGCTGGACTTTGGCGCTATCAAGTCAGTGTTGATGAGCAAGATCCATGATCCGTGGGATCATGCCATGCTTGTTTGGAAGAATGACGTGGCGTTGCTTGAAGCCATGCGAGTGATGGGGGATAATCACAAGACGGTTGTGTTGCCCTGTGTGCCCACGGCGGAACACTTGGCACAATTGGTGTTTGACGTGTTGGACGCGGAGTTCAATCGGATCTACGGCAGCGAACTCCGTCTTGTTTTTGTGCGTCTCTTTGAGACGCCGAACTGTTGGGCCGATGCGGTTGCCCCCAACAACGTGAAGGGACAGTGACATATGGCACGGTCGAAGATTGAGAGTGCGGTGCTGGCGGCAACCAAGCAAGAGCCGAAGGGCGATGACGAGAAGTATCAGGCGTACCTGCTGCGTCTCGTCAAGGCGGTTGACGCGCTGGACGAGAAGACGTGGCGGAAGCTGCCCGATTCCGCTCAGGATTGGCACGAAGCCGGCGTGAACGCGGTGAAGGCCGGGAAGCCGATCCAGAACTTCTCTGACGTTGGCGAGGACGAGCCGGCTCCGGCACCCAAGGCCAAGCCGAAGGCCACGCCCGTTGCCTCCAAGCCCGCCGAGGACGATGACGACGAGCCCGAGGCCGGTGCCGATGAGGATGCCGGTGAGGATGCCGGTGATTCCGATGACGAGCCGGCGGATGAGCCCGCCGAGGATGACGAGCCCGAGGCGGGTGCCGATGAGGACGGTGCCGATGAGGACGAACCGGCTCCGGTGACGAAGCCCAAGCCGTCCAAGCTGAAGGTGGCGGCGGAGGACAAGCCGGCGAAGGCCCCGAAGCCCCCGAAGGCGGCCAAAGAGCCCAAGGGCCCCGGTGCCACGAATACCCTCATGGGCATCGTGATTGAGGACCCCGGTCTGTCCAAGGCCGAGGCGCTCGAGAAGCTGGCGGCGGCTGGGATGACGATGAGCCCGGCGGCGGCTTCCACCGGGTACTACATGACTCACCTCGTGCTGCGTGCGCTGAAGGATCGTGGTGTGCTCGACGTGTACGCTGGGGCTTCCAAGCCCAAGCGTGCGAAGACCGCCGCTGCCGCTGCCGAGTAATCAACGCCAATCACACCCGGTGCCGTTTAGCGACGGCACCGGAGTATTCAATCAAGGAGCGTTCCCATGACCAAACCCGGGTGTCTTGTTGTATGCCGTGGCGGCGTTGGGTCCGTGTTTGCGGTGTTGTGGGCGTTGGGTACGTATTCCAACGTTCACGTGGCAATCACGGCAACGGACGAGGCCGAGACCAAACTTGAGCAGGCCTTGTTGGCAATTGAGTCCGCCACGGGTAAAACCATCGAGCGGCACGTGTTGCCGCTTGAAGATCCGCTGGAAGGTGTCTCACCCGGTGCCGTGTTGTTCAGCACCGTGGCGGCTGGTGCGGAGCTGGCGCTGGGCAATTCCGTTGGTGCCGTGGTCTTGGACATTACCGCTCAAGACGTGCAACGTGTGGGTGTCAACCTGCTCAACGCACTTTCAATGGCGGTTCAAGCCGTTGAGACCCCCGATTCGATCAATCTGGCCATGCCGGGTTTGTTGTGGGATGAGAACAAGATCCGTTCGGACACTCGCCCCGGAATGGCCGAGGCGTTGGCCGCTCTCGAGTGACACGCAGCGCCGGCTGATCCTTCCGGCGTTGAATCAACCACGCCCCGTTCGTCTGTAATAGGCGGCGGGGCGTTTGCAGTACGGGGACAACATGGCAAAGTACCGTGTGAACGATGCGGGCATGTTGGTTGATCCGACTGGGGCAGTTGTTCCCGGTCCCGGCATTGGTTGCTTGGCTGAATGGGCACGGGACGTGGCAAACGCGGCGGTTGCCCACGGGCAGGCTGAAGCGAACAAGACCAAGTCAACTACACCCGAGCAAACCATTCGGCAGTTGTTGGCGTTGGCCGGTGATGACCCCGAACGGGAAGGGCTTGCAGAAACACCGGCCCGGGTGCTCAAGGCGTACACCAAGTGGTTTGGTGGTTATTCCGTGGACGTGCCCGGGTTGTTCAAGACGTTTGAGGACGGCAGTGAGCATTACGATCAACTGATCTTGCAACGCAACATTCCTGTGTGGTCTCATTGTGAGCACCATATGGCACCGATCATTGGTGTTGCTCACGTGGGGTACGTTCCTGATAAGCGAATTGTGGGGTTGTCCAAACTCACGCGGTTGGTGGATGCGTTCTCACGTCGGTTGCAAGTTCAGGAGCGTATCACCACACAGGTTGCCGATGCACTGGTGGAACATCTCAAACCGCTTGGTGTGGCGGTGGTGCTTGAGTGTCGGCACTTGTGCATGGAATCCCGTGGGGTTTGTGTGTCCAACGTGCCAACCACCACGCAGGCAGTACGTGGCGTGTTCATGGACAAGCCCGAGGCCCGTGCCGAATTCCTTGATGCCGTTGGAAGGCCCAAATGAAGAAACAAGTTCGGTTGATGTTGGATTCGGGGGCTTACACGGCGTGGGGGCTAAACAAGACAATTGATCTTGTTGAGTACATTGATTGGATTGGCAATCACCAACACCTGTTGGATTCGTACGTTTGTCTTGACGTTATCCCGGGTGTTCGCGGGAAGGCGGTGTCACTTGCCGATTTGGAGGACGGGGCGAAGCAATCATGGAAGTCGTTTGTGGCCATGCGAAAGGCGGGGCTGGACCCAATGCCCGTGTGGCACCTTGGGGAACGACTGTATTGGTTGGATAAGATGTTGGATTCCGGGGCAACTTACGTGGGCATCGGTGCCCGTGGGTTGACGGATCGGCAGTTTCGGTACGATCAAGTCTTTGCTCACTTGTGCGGGCGTGGTGGGTTCCCGTCCGTTCGCATTCACGGGTTTGCTATGACAAGCCCGAAGCTGTTGTACCGGTATCCGTGGCATTCGGTGGACTCTACCACGTGGGGGCATTGGTCCCGGTACGGGTGCGTTCAAGTGCCCACCGTGGTTGACGGCAAACCGTTCTATGGTGCCCCGCCTCATATCGTCCACGTGAGTGATTTGAGCCGCTCAGCCGGTGCGTTGGCGATTGACGCGGCGGTGCTCAAACAGCCCGCACAGTACACGAAGCTTGGTGTGGCGGAACGTCGCTACGTGGATGATTACCTCGCTTCGCTTGGGCTTGATTACGCCCGGGTGTCCACTGATGGTGATGCCAGGATTGAGGCCAACGTGGCCTACTTCAAGCGAATGGCCGAGACGTACCACCCCAGCCCGTTCATGGGCGTGGATGATTCCGGGTTGTTCGGTGGTGAGTCCACCCCGCCCCGTGACGGCACCACGATCAACGAACATGGTGATATGAGGATGGTGTTCTCTGCCGGAACGTCAGCCAACTACGCGGCAATCATGGTGAAGCTTGGTTGCCGTGACCAACTGATCTCATATTGGGAACTCAAGGACCGAAAGGGCTTTGATCTGGCCGAGTACGTGCGGACTGGTCTGTTGCCCGAACGTAAGAACAAAGTGACCAAGAAACCGTCCAAGGTGCGTGGGGTTGATGTTGTGGTTGCCCCGAAACTTCCCAAGAGGCGTGCCAAGCCGGTTGGTTGGAAAGGACTTCAGTATGGAACGTGAAGCGTTGGTGTCTAAACTGTCCCTCGTGGCCCCCGCTCTGTCCAGCAAAGACATCATTGCGGTGTTGTCTTGCGTGTGCTTCGATGGTGCCACGGTTACGGCTTATGATGACGTGGTGGCGATTCAGGCCCCGTTGGAGATGGATATCAAGTGTGGGGTGCGTGGCTCAACCTTGCTCGGGTTCCTGAACGTGTGTAAGTCGTCTGAGGTGACGCTGGAGAAGCGCAAGGATTGCGTGTACGTCAAGGCGGGCAAGGCGGATCTCAAGTTGCCGTTTGTTGAGCCCGCCGACTTTGTGTTCAAGGTCCCGGCGGATGAAGCGGTGGTGCTGCCTACCACGGAGGACTTCATCAACGGCGTGGCTTCCATGCTCGAATCAATGGGTGTGGACACCTCCCACCCGTGGCGTCTTGGTGTGTCGGTTGAATTCAGCGCCGAAGGTGCCACGTTGTTCACCAACAACAACATGCACGTTGGTTGCCGTCAGTTCGTTCCGATGGACACGGTGCCGAAGGCGTTGCGTGACCGGTTCTATACGCTGCACCCGCAATTCATCACACTGCTTGTGAACATGGCCAAGAAGGATTGGCCCAAGACCATTGAGTTTGGTTCGGCGTGGGCGTGTGCCCGGTTCGAGTCCGGGGCGGTGTTGTACGTTCGGCTCATTGAGCAAACGGATCAGAAGAACCATCACGCGGTGTTCCGTGCGGCAAAGGCGGAGTTTGCCAAGTACAAGGGCCAACCGTTCCCCAAGGGCTTTGAGCGGACGCTGCAACGTTCGTTGGTGGTCCTCGAAGGACTGAATGATCGGGTGTGCCAATTCACGGTGTCCGGTGGTTCGCTGGCATCGGAAGCCAAGTCGATGTTTGGGGAAGCCAAAGACGTGTCGGTGTTGGCGGGGCACGTTGACGCGGTGTCTATCTCGTTCCCCGATATCATGTTGAAGGCCATGCCGGGGTGTGATTCGGTGGCGTTCTCACCGAAGGGCGTGGTGTTCACGGGTCCGAATCGTGTGGCCCTCGTTCGTGCCCAAGCCAAAGTGGGTTGACATTCGTCTATGGATGATCTGTTTACACGTGCAGAGCAACGGGCGGCACCGGCGGTGGCTCAACCAAAGTCGGTTGTGTCGCTGCAACTGTTGCACAAGATGGAGTGTCGTGCCTGTCCGTTGAACAAAGCGGACGTGTGCAGCCCCAAGATGCAACCCGAAGGACCCGATGATCCGTTGATCTACGTGCTTGATGAGTACCCAAGCAAGGACACGGATGAGCGGGGAGTGCATTTGTCCGGTGGTTCTGGTAAGTTGTTCCGTGGGTGTGTTCCTGAAGAGGTGTTGGATCGGGTGCGGTACAACTCGGTGATTCGTACCCGCCCACCAAACCGGGTGCCGGACCCGGTTGAGATCGAGTGCTGCCGTCCATCCATCGTGCGGGACATTGAGCGGACCAAACCCAAAGCCATCATTGGGCTTGGCAACATTCCGCTTCAATGGTTGACTGGTTATTCCGGCATCGAACCGTGGCGTGGTCGGAGGATGCCCGTTCGTGTTGGTTCCCACGTGTGTTGGTTCTTCCCGGTGATGCACCCGGCGTACGTCCTCAAGATGGAATTTGACCGTGGAGAATCGAAACTTGGGAAGGAATACCGGTGGGCGTTCAAGCGTGACATTCAACGTGCCGTGGGGCTCGTATTGGACGGGCTGCCGGTGCCGGTGGTCCACGGCCCGGATGATGCCCGGAACGGCGTGGAACGAATCGTGCCCGGTCCCGGTGCCCTTCGGGCGTTGAAGGACGCGGTGGCCCGAATCACGGATGGACAAGCCCTTGTGGGCATCGACCTCGAGACCACAAAGTTGAGGCCGTTCTCTAAAGGGGCGGCGGTGTTGTCCGTGGCGTTGTCCAACGGAACGACTACGGTGGCATTCCCGTTTGACCATCCGGCGGCATCGTGGGGGGATGAGCGCAATTCCGTAGTCAAGTTGATTCGGCGGGTGTTGTTGGATTCGGAGCGGGCACGGGTTGCCCACAACGCAAAGTTTGAGATTGAGTGGTGCGGGGTGGTGTTTGGAGAGGACACCGTGCGGGGTGGTGTGTGGGAATGCTCGCAGGCAGCGGAGTACATTCTCGATTGTCGGGCTGGTTCCGGTGTGCAGTCGTTGGGTGGTTGCACCATGCAGGAATTCGGGCTCGATATCAAGCGATTGTCAACGGTGGATGTTGAACGCCCGTTGTCTTATCCGGTTGATGCGTTGCTTGAATACAACGGCATGGACGCGGCGTATTCTGTGCGTTTGCTGCTTCGGTATTACAAGCGGTTGTCTCGTGAAGGGTTGCTTGATGCGTACAAGATGCACGTGAAGCGGTTGCCCACACTGGCACAAGCGCAAATTGACGGTGTGCCGGTTGACCAGGCCCGGGTTCGTGCCTTTGACGTTGATCTCGGCGGGCGTGCGGATGCCCTTCGCAAAGAAATTGCGGCGTTGCCCGAGGTCAAGTCGTACGTTCGTGCGGTTGGTCGGTTCAATCCTGAATCATCGGAGGAAGTAGCTAAACTGTTGCGTGACCACCTCAAACGCAAAGAAGGCGAACAACGCAACGGAAAGTACAGCACGGACAAAGAAGCGTTGGACAAGATGAAGGATTGTGCCGTTGCCGGTTTGGTGTTGAAGTTGCGTGCGGTTACTAAATTGCATTCAACGTACATCACCCCGTTGTTGCCGGGTGACGACTCGTTGGTGTACCCCGATGGGTTGTTGCACACGAACTTCAACACCACGTTTACCGACACCGGGCGGTTGTCTTCCGATGAACCGAATCTGCAGAATTACCCCAAGCGTCGCAATGCCGAGATTCGGGCGGTGGTGGCCCCGCGTTCGGATGAAGTGATGATTGCAGCTGACTACGGGCAGATTGAGGCCCGTGTGATTGCAATGGCTAGTCGGGATAAGAGGTTGGTTGATGCGTTGTGGCACAACTACGATATCCATATGGCGTGGGCGGAGCGGGTGGCCACGTTGGATGACCGGGTGTTGAAGGCACGCGGAGGCAATATGAAGGTGTTGCGCTCCGATATCAAGAACATGCTGGTGTTCCCGGCGTTCTACGGTGCGTTCCCCGCGTCTATTGGGGCATCGTTGCAAATGCAACCACGGGTGGTTGATAAGTTGTTTGATGAATTCTGGTCTGAATTTGCCGGTGTCAAGACGTGGCAGGAGGACTTGTTGGCCGGGTACGAGCGTGATGGTTACGTCTCTTGTTTGACTGGCAGACGCCGGTATGGCCCGCTCAACAAGAACATGATTATCAACAGCCCAGTGCAGGGCACGGCGTCTGATCTGGTTGTTGGTGCCATGAACCGTTTGAGCGTTCACGCTTACAACGATGAGGGCAAACGCCACTTGCAGGCACGTATGAACATCCACGATGACCTCACTTTCATTGTACCTAAACGGTTGGTTGATGAGTCAGTGAATGACATTGTGCGGCAAATGGTGCGGGTGAAATACGATTGGATCAACGTTCCCATCTCGGTTGAGGTGGCCGTTGGTCCGAACTGGCACGAACTCAAAGAAGTTGGCAAGTTTGAGTCCCATAAGATGCAATGAATACCCTCTGGAGCAAACCCGGTCAGTCCTTGCCCAGGATTACAGATCCGGCGGTGATTGCCCGCTTTATGTCCAAGGTTGAAGTTACACCGGAAGGCCGTTGGAAGTGGAAGGGTGCCAAACTGTCTACGGGTTACGGTGCGTTTAGATATGGCGGGCGGGTGACGTGTGCCCACCGTATTGCTTACGCAATTGCCGTGGATGCCGTGCCCGATGGTGAGACCGTACACCACCTGCCCGAGCCTGATGGTTCTGAAGACCGGTTGGACGTGACACCACAGCGGTTGGGGTTGCTATCACACAGTGACAACTGTAGAGATGGGTCCAACCGTCGCTGGGAACGTGAACGGAGTACGGATGACAAAGCGAACCCCGTTGACGATATCCCGTTCTAGGAACTGCAATGTCTGAAATTGAACCGCTGATTACACGGTATCGCCCCGATGACTTTGATGGGGTGATTGGGCAACCGGACGTGGTGAAGGCCTTGCGGCTCACGTTGTCCAAGGGCGATTCGCGGGCGTTCCTGTTCTACGGCCCGGCGGGAACGGGCAAGACGACCTTGGCACGGATTGTGGCCAAGCACGTTGGGGCTGACCGGCTCAACGTTCGTGAGGTTGACGCGGCCAAGTACAACGGCGTGGATGACATGCGGGAACTGACCAGCATGCTCGGTTTGTCGGCGTTGGGCAAATCTCCGGCTCGGGTGTTGATTGTGGATGAGGCCCATGCAATCAGCAAGGCGGCGTGGCAATCGTTGCTCAAGTCGATTGAGGAACCACCACCCCACGTGTATTGGATGTTCTGCACTACTGAATTGGCCAAGGTGCCCAAGACCATCCAGACCCGGTGTCAAACGTACGGGCTGAAGCCCGTTGACCCGGAAGTGTTGCACAAGTTTATTCGTGGCGTTGCCAAAGCCGAGGGCATGACAGTTGACCCCGAAGTGCTCGAGGCGGTGGCCTACGAAGCCCAAGGTTCGCCCCGGAGGGCGTTGTCCGCGCTTGGACAGTGTGCCGGGTTGGATAGCGCGGATGCCGTTCGGCGAATGATGGGCAAGATGGGTGAGCCCGATGATGAGATGATTGAGTTCTGCCGTACGTTGGTGTCCGGCCAGGTGTCTTGGGTCAAACTCTCTGCAAAGGTGATGAAGCTCCCGTCCGATCAGGACCCCGAGACCGTTCGGCGTGTGGTGTTCGACTACATCACCAAGGCGTGTGCCGATACCACGGCCCCGGACAAGGCCGCTGGTCTGTTGAACGTGTTGGAGGCGTTTGCCCAGCCGTACCCGCCGGATGCGGCTAAAGGTCACTTGTTGTTGAGCGTTGGGCGGGTGTGTTTCGCCACGGAATGAGTACGTGTACCTATGCTGACAGGCAAAGATCGTTCAATGGCGGTTGACATGGAGATCCGTTCCCGGCTGGCGATTGACAAACATTCGCTGGATCGGTGTCTGATGGAACAACCGGCGTTGTTTCTTGATGCGTCAGACGAGTACACCCGGGCACGTAGCCAGGCGGATGAACTCAAAGAGGTGTTGAAGCAAACCGACGCTGAAATTGCTTCGGAGATCCGCGAGTCAGGCGACAAGCACACCGAGAAATCAATTGAGGCGTGTGTGCTTCAAGACAAACGGCACAAACAAGCGTTTGCGGCTTGGTTGGCTGCACAGCGTGAAGCGGATGAATGGGATACGCTCAAGCAAACAATCCATCAACGCGGATACGTCCTCAAAGACATGGTGGCGTTGTTCGTTGCCGGGTATTACCAATCCGCCACTACCACCGGTGCAAACGCGGGTGTGGTGCGGGACGCTATGAACGAAGGTCGGCGTGCGAAGATCGCGGCAGCGAGAAAAGCCCAGTCGGGTTCGGGGACGCGGGAAAGGGCCAAACTGTGACTTGGTACCATTGGTTGATGCTCGTTGTTTGCGTTGTGATTGTGGTTCCACTTGTGTTGTACTTTGTGGTGCATTTGGTGTCTCATGCTTGGAGTACGGCACGATACCGGGCCTTCCAACGGTTCATCAAAGACGCCAAGAACAAGAAAGGGTGATTCATGCCGTTCAAGTTTGCTCCCCGTTCCAAAGAAACCGTGACCGCCAGGGCTCGTGACAAGGGCAAGTCGTTTGACGGCCCGATCATCGGTGACGTGGCCCAATGGAAGCCCAAGGAAGGCAAGAACCGCATTCGGATCATTCCGTGGAGCACGGACCCGGCCCGGCTTGGTTTGGGCATGGACTTGTGGGTGCACTCCGGCGTGGGTGCGGACAATTCCACTTACGTGTGCCTTGCCAAGATGAAGGGTGAGGCGTGCCCGATTTGCGAGGAACGGGCCTCGCTCGATGATGAGGAGGCGGCCAAGGAACTCCGTCCCTACAAGCGGGTGGTGTGTTGGATCATCGACCGGAACGCCGAAGACGAAGGCCCCCAGTTGTTTCTCATGGGTGCCAAGATGGAGTCGGAACTCAACGAGCTTTCCGTTGACGAAGCCGGCGAGATCCTGCAAATTGACCACCCGGACGAGGGTTATGACGTTGAGTTCAGTCGTGCCGGTAAGGGCATGAAGACGCAGTACAGCGGTACCAAGATCAGCCGGCGCTCTACCCCGTTGTGCGAGTCTCCCAAGCGTCAGGACAAGTGGCTTACGTATTGCCTCGAGACCCATCCGGTCGGGGATTGCGTGCAGTATTACGATGCGGCTTACATTGAGAAGTTGCTCAATGGCAAGGCCGACAAGTCCGAGGACGATGATGATGCCCCCAAGCCCCGTACGCGGGCGGAGGCACGGAAGCCCGCCGAGGATGATGACGAGCCCGCCCCCAAACCCAAGTCCCGTGCGGTTGACGATGACGATGAGCCGGCTCCCCGGCGGCGGAAGCCGGCGGCGGATGAGGGCTTGGATGACGAGGACGATGCCCCGCCGACTCGTAAGCGCCCCGTCGCTGACGATGACGACGAACCGGCACCGAAGCGGAAGCCGGCGGCGGATGAGGACGATGAGCCCGCCCCCAAACCCAAACCCCGGGTTGTGGATGATGAGCCGGCTCCCCGGGCGAAACCGGCCAAACCGCCCTTCGAGGCTGATGACGACGAACCGGCACCCAAGCCCAAGCCGAAGGCAAAGTCCGCCGAGGACGATGACGACGAGCCGGCTCCCCGGCGGAGGAAGCCTGTGACCGATGACGATGAGTGATAAACCGCTGCCCGGCTCGAGACGGGCACCGGAGTCCGTGACACCCCGCCAACCCCGAGGGTGAATGCCTGCAAAGCGTATCGGGGACAGGACAACGGCAGTCACTGCGGCACGTACCTCAACGGGCACGTGTCGGCATTCATGGCAAAGCAAAGACCACGTTTGGATGATTCGGCACCGGTGGCCTCCCCGGGCGGTTTGTACTTCACCGACAATGGAACGGTGGAGCGGATCACTACGGGATGCACCATGTTGGATTTGGTGTTGAACGGGGGATGGTGCGAGGGACGAATTGCCAACATCGTAGGTGACAGGTCCACGGGCAAGACGCTGCTTGCTATCGAAGCGTGTGCCAACTTTGCACGTAAACACCCGAAGGGCAAGATCTGCTACGCCGAGGTCGAGGCGGCGTTTGATTCGGCCTACGCTGCGGCCCTCGGGTTCCCGGTGGACCGGGTGGAGTTCGTGCCGGACGTGTTTACGGTTGAGGATTGGTTCAAGTCTATTGAGGCCGTGGCTAAAGCGGCCAAACACCCCGTGTTGTACGTGGTGGACTCGCTTGATGCGTTGAGCGACAAGGCCGAATTGGAGCGTGAGTTGGGTGACGGCACGTATGGTGCCAACAAAGCCAAGCAGCTCGGGCAAGCGTTCCGGCGTGTGGTTCAGTTGTTGGAGAAGCGGCGTGTGACGCTGTTTATCATCAGCCAGGAGCGTGACAAGATCGGCGTGGTGTTTGGCAAGAAATCAACCCGGAGTGGTGGCCGTGCGTTGGATTTCTACGCCAGCCAAATCTTGTGGTTGTCACAAATCGAGACGCTCAAACGTAAGCGGTTGGGTGCGGAGCGTGCAGTTGGTATCGTGGTGCGTGCCAAGGCGGAGAAGAACAAGACCGGGTTGCCCTTCCGTGAGTGCCGGTTCCCGTTGATGTTCGGGTTTGGCATCGACGATCTGCGGGCGTGCATCGAGTTCCTGATTGAAGCCGATGGGCTCGATAAGCTCAAACTCACCAAGGAATCTGCGGACAAACTCATCAAGGGTGCGGACAAGTTGGCCGATGATGAATACGCACAGTGGTTGGCGGATGCCCAACAAGCCGCCCGTGACCATTGGGCGGAAATTGAGGCCGCGTTCAAGCCTCGGCGAGTAAAGTATCAATGAAGCCCGGTGGTGGTTCCATCAAAGGCAGTGCGTTTGAGCGTACGATTGCCACACGGCTCTCGTTGTGGGTGTCGGACTTCAAGCACGATGATTTGTACTGGCGAACGTCTAATAGCGGTGGACGTGCCACGCTCAAGAACAAGACGTCAACTAACGCGGTGCTTGCTCACCAAGCCGGCGATATTGCAGCTATGCGGCCCGAAGGTCAGTTGTTGCTTTCGATGTTCATTGTTGAATGCAAACACTGGGCCTCGCTGCATATGGATAAGTTGATTTGGGGGTTGCACACCGAAATTGCTGATGCGTGGGTCAAACTTGGTGCCGATTGCAAGCGACACCGGCGAATGCCCATGTTGATCGGCAAACAGAACCTCAAGCCCGAGATCGTGATCTTGAGTGAGGTGGGGTATCGTGCGTTGCAGTACGGCATTGAGGGTGGTGCGCTGCCGATTCACGCAACGTACCCACAGTGGCGTATGGTGGTGATTGCCCTTCGAGACATGCAAGTGCTCTCGTTTGCCCGTATTCGGCAAGCCGCCAAAGAGA